ACAAGACATCAATCCAGTTTGCAACTGACTGTTGAACCTCAAATCGTAACTCAGACAAGAGTTGGAAACAGTTATTCTATTTCTGGAAACAACGTGATCACAACACATACACCTGCTGCCAGTGGTAGTAGTGCTGTAGATGGTGGTATTGGTATTAACACTTATAGTGCTACTACAGGTGTTGGAACAGTTGGAACAATTACTGGTGTTCAAAATGGATGCACAGGATCAACTTCAGGTAGTGACCTAGCATGTACAGGATCATTCTCCTTTGCTCAATCATGGCAACAGGGTGATAGTTCTTCTGCAAGTGCTTCTACTTGGGGTGATATCACCACACAAAGCGGTGGAACAGCAGGAACAGGTGCACCAGGAACAATCACAAATGGTCATACTATTACGATAAATCAAGGCACAAGTGGAGCAGGAACTCTCGGTGCAGGTAACTCGTTGACAGGTCAGTTCGTTAGCGAAATTACTATTTTTGACTAATAATCATGAGGAATACATGTAAGTTATTCCTACTGATAGCTATGGGTGGTGCCATAAACCCAGTCATAGCAGTGCCTGTGGTGCCAAATTTCCAACAAGGCTCCATGACCACCCACACGGAAACGACTTCCACTGTGGTGGAGACCATAAATTCGATGGATTATAACACAGGCTATCAATGGTCGGTCAGTGGCCATGGTATAACTACAGATGATGATTTATCACCTATTAATGCAACCCAAGTTAATACTATTGAAGGAGTGAATTCGACATGGACGGGAATAAGCGACAAACCCAGCTTCGCGGTACAGACACCAGGTGCAGCGTTTCAATATACGGAAACGTATCAAGGCCCAGGTCTCTCAAATCACACAGTAATACAAAGAGAAACCACCGTAACTTCGGTCACAGATACAACAAGTATCTTCAGTCAGTAGCGATATCCCTTGCTATGACTGGGTTTATGCCATCAGCCATGGCAGAAACTGTTGGTGGTGTAAGTGCAACAGCATCTCCGATTGCCAATTCTTCAGGCTCAGTAACCAATCAAGCTATACAAGTCTTACAAGGACCATATATAACTAACACTTATGGTAATGGTATACAGTGCCAAGGTGCTACCATGAATATTACCCCCTATGTGACAGGAACCGCATCAGCACAAAAACCATATGAACCATACTATATGGATCCTGTTTATGATATGTCAGATTTAGATGAAGATGGTGTATTAGACAATCCAGGTAATATTTTATATCATGTTCCTACAAGAACAGCACAGAAAGATAATTATAATCTATCAGTAGGTGTATCTGCAACATGGTCTAGACCATTAGATAAGAAACTACAAGCACAATGTAAAGAGGCAGCAGCAGCAAATATTGCATTAATGAATCAAACAGTTGCGAATAAAAGATTAGACTTTGAGATCGCAAGATTGAAAAATTGCGGCTCTCTAATAAAAGAGGGTATATCATTCCATCCAAAATCACCATACTATAGTATATGTGCTGATGTTGTTGTACAGAATGTAAATAACATAGCTCCACATGCACATGACATACCTTTAAAGGAAGTAATTATTCCTTCTGGTGACGCATCTACTCTAAAAGAAATATCTATCGGTAATAAGTAATGGAGATACCGAGAATACATGTTCATGATGATGGTGTTCAAACCATAGGAGCAGATCAGGTATTCAATATAGGAACTAATCAAGTATTCATAAGAGATATTCCTAGATGGTTAGTTGATCATCCAAAGACTTCAATACCTCAGGCACCACCTGCTACAGTCATTATAGGTAATCCTATTATTGAGATGCCTGGTTGCGTTGAAGCACATGAGTTTAGTGATAGGAATAATAAAATAATTGAAGACGATGAAGATAACACCTTGGTATTTTGTGATGCACAAATGCCATCATATAATCCAATGGACTATACACCTGATCAATTACAGATGGTTATAGAAGCACCACCACCTCCTGTTGTTGAACCACCACCTGCACCAGAAGTAGATACACCAGAGGTTCCACCGATACCAGACAAAGAGATTGAATGTCCTGCACCTAATCAACCTAGAGTTGGTGATTTAACTCAGAATGGAGAGGAGAGAGTTATAGGTCATGAAATTCAAAATGGTCAATGTGTGGTATTGTATGAGGATACTACAGCAGTCGAGAGATTTTTGCCTTCTACAAATCAAGTGAGTACCACAGCAGCGATAGCAGTGGTAGCTACAGCATCTGCTGCTGCAACACCATTATTATTGAGAGTTATAAAACCTGCAATAAAAAAACTCACTACGACTATACAGAAGAAGTTCGGTAAAGAACCACCTAAGTTAAGTCGTAATGAGTTACAATGTAATGAGTATCGTAAGAAAAAAGGTTTGCCTCCTTTCAAACGTCCAAAGAAAAAAGGTAAGAAAAATTAGTGTGGTTTATGATCTTTCATACCATCATGGTTGCCATCACCAGGCATCTTACCATATGCCATATATTCTACTGCCTGTACAGAACCTTCTAACCTTGCTAGTGCTCTCTCGTTTTTTACATACTCATCGTATGCAGGTTTCAACTCAGCATTCCTTGAGGATAGTTGCATAGTTCTTTTAGAGAACCTTTGTAGCAACTGCTCCGCAGTCTCTGTTTTTTTCATAATTTTAATCTAACAATTTTTATTTAGGTCTTCTGCCATATTTCCACCTATGTCAGCTCCCTGATTACCACCAAACATTGCCACCCAGCCAGCAGCAACCCAACCAACAAAGGGGATACTACTGAGAGAAGGAGCAGCAGCAGCACCAATCGATGTACCCACCAAACGTCCTGTGCCTTCTGCACTTCCGATTGCTTTGATACATGCTTCGCTTTTTCGGGCAGCAACTATCTCTTCTGTCTGTGCTTGTGTCAAACCTGGTTTCTGATCTATCCAAGATCTATTGTTAGATACAGGTCCTCCTTGGTTGGTCTGACCATCCATGAAGTATTCTTCAGTAATCTGAGTTGTCTCTGTTGCAAGTCCTAAGAAACCACCTTTCTCTTTGATGTCCTTAGTAATAAATGCTGTCTTAGGATTGTTTGCATCATATGAAATGACATAACTATCGTCTGTCACACTTGCCTTGTATGATGTATAAGGACCTACAGGTATATCCAAACTAGGCAACTTAGGTGTTTCTTTTCTACTTGCAATATATCCTATCATTCCCAGATGAGATACTGCGAATATACTACCAACTACACCAACTGATATCCATTTAACGTTCATGGCATTGAAGGCAAGGGAACTGGTGCACCAGTGACATCTGGAAGAGCACTCTCAATGCCACCACCTACGGAAGGCATGATTGCTTCCATTGCTTTTTCTTTGACTGACTCTATAATGGCATCCTTTTGTGTATATAGATATACACCACCGCCAACAACGGTAAGAGATACAACGCTAGACGCAATAGCAAGTACATTAATAATTTTTTGCATGATGTTTACTTATCATTTGGAACAATTTTTACAGGAGCAGATTCAATCCTGATAGTTTGAGCAGGTGCAGTCTCTGATGCCTTGGCAATAAGAAACTCCATATCCTTTTTAGATATGTTAGCACTGCCAGGATCGGCATCACCTTTCTTCTTCTTACCTCCCGTTTGAACGCCAAAAGTAGCTAGCGTTCCTGTGAAGACCGAAGCTATGAAAGTTGGATCAATTTTTTCTCCTGCATCATATCCTGGTATTTTAACGTAGTTTAAAGTTAAAATTCCTGCGGACCAGATGAGAACGATCACTCTTATCAGTGTCGCTAAGTACATCAGTTGCTCTTCTTTATCGTCAACTGCTTCCTTAAGTTTACCTAGAGGACCTTTCGGTTTCTCTTTTACTGCTTCTGCCATGATATTTTATTATCTGTCTACTATATATAGATTTCCTGATATTGACACTCTGTAGTCATCTGAAGTATAAAATGGATTGACTCCGTGATACATTCTGGATGGAAATAGTGCCATCTTCCATTCCCATGATTTATCTAATGGGATATGTTGAGCATCCAGTCCTCCTAAAGGACTATTCCATTGAAACTGAAAAGATGCTGTCTCCTGATTATTACATTCTTTATATCTCTCCATCTCTTTCTTCATATCATATGGGATTACCACCCAAATAGCAAACGAAAAAATACCAGAATGAATATGTATAGGATTAAAATCATGTTTCTT